GTAATCTTAGAGGTTCTGATTACAAGGACCTTAGGCTGCTAAGAGCATTTCGTCTTCAACGCCAGCGAGGAACTCGTCAGCGTTGTTGAAGATATACTCGGCTTCAGCCAAGATATCAGAAGTATTATCTTCTGCGTTTAGTTTTTGATCGAATTTTTAAGAGGCCGTTCGATCAACCTCTACATGCAATACAAATTTCAACTACAAGTCGAAACCATATTCATCCCCAAATTTTCAAAGATCTATTATAATTTATTACATTCTATACAAAGCTCTAGTAAGCTTTGAATGTAACCAATTAACTCCTCTAATTGTATATCTAATTAGAGTTCTATACCAGCTAAATTTTCTTAAGAAGTTTACTATTTTGCGTCCAAGCTTTTTATTCTCTTCGGCTCTTTTCATAGCCCAGACCTTGTTATTGTAAATTCTTTCTTTTACAGGGGTCTTTTCTGCTTTGATGAGTCTAATTTTATCAAGCTTTCCTTTGGTGAAGATAGCTTCGAACTCAACCCACCAATCGTCTCCATGAATTACTTCGATATCATCAAAGGTTAGTTGCTCTTCTTCATTATAGAAGTCCCAATGCTTAGTGTTATTTGTGCAATAAGAGGTATAGAAGTTAATAGTTCCGTGGAAGTCTACGTCTTTCCACTCTTCTTCGACTACATCATAATAGCCACCTAGAAAGGAGCTACTATCTTCTTTCCATTCCCTCCTTTGCCAGAGATGTTTAAGTTTACCAGATTTAGTAATCTCGTAAGTATCTAAAAGATTTTCTAAATCTTTGGTCTGAAAGTCTAGCTCCTCCCAGTTAACATCTAAAGCCTTAAGCTCTTTAGTTAACGGAAGCTTTTTCTTTACAAATATAGTGTCGAACATTCCCATTTGTAGTAATTATACTGACTTTTATTTGTTCTGCAAGAATAAATATTACAGCATGAGCAAAAGTAAGCGCTCTCGCAAAGCTAAAACAGTAGTTAGTAGTAAAGCTGAGAGCAATACGGCGCCGGTCCCTGACACTTCACCGTACGTGTTTCAAAGGGAGAAAATCAATTACGACCTCAACATTAAAGAGCTTCCATGGACAGATAAGCAAAAAGCGATTATAGAGCTCTTTTTAGATAAAAGATGTAAAGTACTCTTTCTTAAAGGTGTTGCAGGAACTTCTAAGACAATTCTGTCAATGTATCTGGGTCTTCAATTACTACAAAAGAGAAGAGTATCTGATATTGTTTTAATTCGATCAGCCGTTGAGTCAGCTGATTCAAAGCTGGGTTATCTTCCCGGTGATATTACAGATAAGTTTGGGGTATATCTAGCTCCTTTCAATCACAAGTTTGAAGAGCTGTTACCCAAGCCTCAAATCGATAAACTAGAAAAGGATAACCGTTTTGTAATCTGTCCAATTAACTATGCAAGAGGTCTTCACTTTGCAGCTAAGTTTATTTGTTGTGACGAAAGTCAAAACTTAACTATAGCTGAGCTCAATACACTTATGACTCGTATGGGTGAATTTGCTAAGGTTATTATCTGCGGTGACCCTGAACAGTCTGACCTATCGCATGGTAAGTCTGGATTTACTAAAGTTTATGATGCTTTTAATACTGATGAAGCTATTGAACAGGGTATCATTTGTGCTGAGTTAACTGAAGATGATATTGTTCGTTCTGAACTCTGCAGATACGTTACTCACAAATTTAAAGAAATAAGAGCAGCAAATATGCCACAAAACAACCACGGGCACAAATAAGTATATATGTGAACGCTCTCATTGACGAGCTTTACGACCCGGAAGATTGTAAGAGAATAAGAGACTTTTACAAAACTGATAACTCGCTTCATTTAGCATTACGTCAAGCTATCGGTGAACAAATTACTTTAAGGTCAGATAAGTTTTTAAACTCTAATCCTGTTGATGTTGTTTGTCTTGTTTGTTTAACCGCTAAGTTTGCCTCATCAGAAGATGAGTGTCATAGAGTAGCTATTACAGTTTGTCAAATGTTTGATGAACCAAACCCCTTACCTTATCTTCATAGAGACGATATGTTAACCTTTGCTAGTAAAGCTTTAGTGTCATTATCTTTCTTTTATAAAGCGTTAGAACATAGATTCTTGCGTCACGGAGCACCCTCTCCCAAGTTTTATAGGGAAACCTCAAAAACTATCTATAAATCCAATAAACAACCAGATATAGCAGCCCATCATGAACAATGGGAAGGCTTCCTAGGAGAGTTGTTTATCTAAAGGTTCTACTATAAATTAGTAATATGAATTTTGATTCTTTAGGGTCTTTATCGGCTACTTTATTAGATCTTAACACTGTAATGACCTCAGCTGTTGAAAGTCTTACAGCTATACCCCAGCTCCCTTATCAGTTTACTAAAGAGATGTTGTTTGGTAAAGATTATAAGTTTCCGACAATAGATGATGTTAAAGTACCTGAAGGTATAACCCCTGAAGGAATGGCTGCAAAGATTACTGAGATTGAGACCAACTATCAAAAGACTTTAATTGACACTATCACCAACCCTCAAGACTATAATGTTGCAGCTCCTGATAATCATTTGTCTATCTTAGCTGAGCTTTCTGGAGACAACACTTACGTGGTTACTGAAGAGAAGTTTAAAGGTTATGTTGAGTACCTCGAGATGGTACAGTCTATTGATATAGATTCTATAACCCAGGACAACGCTGTTGACATGATTAATAAGCTCGGGTATTTTTATCTCAATACCATTAACAAGAAGACAGTTAAATAATTCTTTTTGCAGCCACACCTTTAATGAGTTGAAAGGCTTGAGTGAAGATGTTAGAGCCTGGGTCACTAGTATTAGCCATTACTGGAGCTGGTGTCTCTTTTTGTTTGGCAGTAGCACGAACCGTTTTATCATCGGTTGTTAAATGGAAATTGCCTGTTTGGTAATCGTGTGCATGAATACTATCACTGAGTGTATGGTGATGTGGGAAGTTATAGATAGGTAACACCCCGGTACCGGGCTGTACCCCAAACACTAAACCAGTCGGAACCGGTTCGATAGGTAAAGCCTTTTTAAGAAGATTTTTTTGCTCGGCAGCTATGTTTTGTTGTATTCTTGGTGTTAGAACGAGACCAGCAGGGTCTCCTGCCTGTAAAGCGGTCTTGCGTACATAGTCTTGCAAAGCCTGGGCAGCAGCTTCAGCTTGCCATACTGCAGCACCGGTGGTTTGTGTATCCTGAGAAGAGTGTTTAGATCTTTCTGTCTTACTCGGTATAGTCATCGATATGCAGGATAAATCTCCTTCTATATGAGCCCCACCTTGAGCAATCATATTACCAACAGTTGTAAAAGTACCGGTGCAACTTACCTGCCCTCGACCATTAGTACCCGGGTTTAGGGATATATAGTCCCCGCCAATAGAGGTAGATTTACCTTCAATAACAACCCGGCCCACCGATGAACCTATGGTTACCTCAGGACCTATGAGCTGGGTCTGACCAGCTCTAATAATAAGAGGCCCTTCAGTATTAAGTTCAATACCCTGTGCGCCTGCTCTTACAGTAAATTTATTACTACATTTAATAACATAGTGACCTCCCGGGGTAGCTAAAGGGTTTGTACCGATTACAGCGTTAGTGGATGCAATTTCTCTTACAACCCCTTTTTGAGTAATTGTAGCACCTGCAGGATCGGCTGATCCTCCTTCTACTATTTTATATGATTTCGAATCATTATAACCAAGACCGACTTCAAGCATATCATCCCCAACAACTAAAGTGTGACGATTGCCTCCTGGTCCTGCTCCTCCAAGATCGGCCTCGAGCTGGGTTATTTCCTCTTGTAGTTGTTGTGCTTTTTGGCTCGCTGCTTGTATTTGCTGTGTCTGGTCTGTTTTATCAATCACAAAGCCTGTGTTATTACAACGAGGGCATTGACCGTTTTCATACAAACTTCTTTTTGTAACTTTTCGATTACCTGATTTACTAAATTCTAATAATTTATTTGGAGATACTACGGGTATACGCAATGACGACGAGACGTTACTAAATGACCCTTGCAGATCTTTAGTAAATTTTTCAAAGGGATTGATAAAAACAGGATCAAGACAGTCACACGGTTGTTTTCTAATATTAGCCATATTAATTCTTTAGCATTTCAGCATTTATTTGCTTTACTTTTTCAGTTAACTTTTCAATAGTTTCTATATTTGCCTGTGAAGGGTTTCCTATCACTACCCACTGGTTACCGATAACTACCTTGTTACTGTCACCTTGGGTCCATTCTTCTCTATTTAAACAGTACTTGTAGCTAGTACCAGCTACCTGTTCTAAATGTTCATTTGGTGAATAATGAACAGAGCCGTAAGGATGTAATTCAAAGTAACCTCCGTTGGCATGAGCCATTCTAACAGCTCTAGAATCTTTTTCAGCATCTACAGCGCCGGTGAAGGTTATAGCCCCGGCATTATTAGGTCTAAAGACTGTTTGATTACTGATAGTTGTAGATGAATTCTCTTGAGGACCATAAGCAGGAGGTGAAGAAGCTTTATAAGCACTCTGCCATTCTGTAGCTCCATAAGAGGCTGCAAAATAGACAGGAAACAGCGGGTTACCTTCTCTAAAGAATACCCAAAGCATAGCACCCGGGCCGGGTATTGCGAACATACCCTGAGCCATGCCTGTTGTATCGAGTGGTACAGCAGCCGTTCCAGTGGTATTTTTAACAACTTGCGATCTTCCAAAATCATCAATACCATCTAGATCGCTGCTATCATAGGGCTCAACTAACGCTTCAACAGCACTGCCGTCTGCTATACCTGCTGCATCTAATGCTTTTATACCATCTTCATTGAGCCTATATAGTGTTTTTTCCCCAGGGTATCGGCCAGTAGCTATATGTTGCTCTGGTTTCATATCTCCAGCTTTATGGGCATACCATTTCCCGTTCAAATACGTTAAGGCGTGCCCAGACCCACTATTAGCTAAAGCAACCACATCTCCGTTTTGAGGTGTATACCCTGCAGGATTAAAAGAAGTGCGAGTATAAAGCTTTGAATTAGTTAAAGAGTTATTTGAGCTTCTTGCAAGATTAGAGGCAGTACCAACTTTTTCGGTTTTTATGGTTTCATTACCTAGAGCGGTACCTGCAGTTATAAGAGCCCCAGCAGCACATAACGTAGAACCGTTACCCTCTCTACTTCTCCATTCAAGATCGCCGGTTTTTTTATTTGGAACTGGAGCAGGGTTTTCATTATTTCTATCTCTTAAAGCTTGTGCAAACCCTTCACTGTAAAAATACTTATCAAACCCTCCAACGGTTACAGGTGTTGGCGCATTTACCTGAGTTATAGCATTTTGATCGGGTTGAGCGCCCAGATATGATGTTGGTTCAGGTTGGGAGAATGGTGGTCTTACTGCTCCTGCTGCTGAGGGATCTGGTGCTGTAGCAGGATTGCGAATATCTATTGGAGTTCCGAAGCCTTCTATTTTAGCAACAGCCCCTATTAGTGTATTAAACTCAGAATCTGATAAAGAACTTAATCTGCGGTTTAAATCAAAACCAGTAAAGTTACGCAGGTCTTGTAAATATGACGGGTTTTCAGATGGTGGAGCATATCTGTTAAATGCAGCTGTTAAAGTTAAACTTTGATATGTACCAGTTTTTAGAAGGTTTATTTTAGCCTGTTGTCCTATTTCAGGTGTAGGAAATACAGCATAACGGCCATCACTACCTACAGCTCCTTGAGATTTTGCAAACGGTCCAAACTCCAAGTTACCGGGATTATTATTACGTATGGGTCTTGGACCTGTTAAGGTAGTTGTCGTACCATCTGCATAAGTTACCGTTGTTGTACCAGAGCCGTCTACCCCTGAAGCACTTACAATTGTTTTACTTGGGTCTGCACTAGTACCCACTGTAGCTACAGCTTCCGGTGTATTCGTTTGATTGAAGTTACCAGTTTCTGGATTGTAACTACCTGCTACAGAGTTACCTATCACCGGCATAGCAGCTTCAGCCCATGGTAATATAAGTCTTAATTTTTCTATAACTTTACTAGATAAGCCATTTGGTAAATTATCTCCAACACATTCGAGTTTTATATCTTCTCCTAACTCATTCCAGCCTTCGTAAAGTGCAGGCATGATGTGAGGTATAAACACCTGAACACGACCTCTATTCTCTGGATCGTTATTATTAATACAAATACCTAAATGATTACCGTAATATTCTTTCATATTATGCTACCCTCCCGTAAACTGGTTGTGGTGTTCCTGCTATAACTTGACCTGAAGTTCTATCGACATTGTAAGTTATACCCTGTGTGGTTCTGGTCCCGGCTTGGTTACCAAATGATGGCGAAGTAATAGATTGACCAGTGAAGATAGGTGCTAGGATTGAGAACTGAGTTGCAAAGCCTTGAAGTATACCTGACAGCACCCCGTTTTGGAAGCCCTGAAGTACTGACTGTAACCCGTAACCCATATTGCCGTTAAATCCGAAACCGGTTATAGAAGAGATTTGTGCAAAGTATTGAGATAGTTCTGGAGGTAAGAATTGATTGATGATAGCTTGTGGATTCTGGAGAGCGTATAAGCCTTGAGAGAGCTGCTCAGGAGCAAAGGCAAAAGCCAGATCAAGAGGGTTTTGTATAAAGGAGTTTAACTGATTGGCTCCTTGAATAATTTGATTAGTGAAGCCGAGTACCTGGGTTTGTGCTCCAAATATTTGCGCAACACCACCAATTTGATTGGCAAAGTCGGTTAACTGATTTAGGAACTGAGGTAATCCAGGAAAGAGATTATCTAAGATACTATTAAAGAAAGTTTGTAATACTTCAAATAGAGTGTTTATAAAGTCATTAAATTGTCCAATGAGCTGGGTGTATCCTTTATAGATATCGTTTATAATTCCAATAGGAAGACCAATAATTGTGTCAACAGATCTTGCAAGTTGCTGGGCACTTCCAAAGAGCTGCCCCGGCATTTCAGCTAATTTGTCGATATTGTATTTGGCGTAAGTGGCCGTGTACTTAGACTTCAGGGACGGGTTAAGCCGGTCCATCATTGAACCAATAGTGTTAGGCAGGTTGAGAGTGCCTCCAATAGGATCAGCCATAATACCTGTCAGGGTACCTAGAGTAGAACCTACAAAGGAGGATACCGGTTTAAGGGCTTGAGCAATTTGCTGTGAAGCAGCGTTAGTAGACTGAATAATGTCTGTTGTTAGACCTTCAAGGGGACCCCCTATGCTTTGAACCGCTGTTGCTACGTAGAGGTTAGCGTATTGAGCTTTTAGACGTCTATAGACATCTTCATTGATTTGCCCAGATAAATTAACACCGTTTATAGTGTTTCCAAAAGCTGTAACAGACTGATCAAGACCTGATACAGTAGACTGAATAGGGCCAGAGGCACCAAAGAAATTTAAAACAGAGTCAATTACATCGGTTCTATCAGGTTTCTGTACCGATGCTGCAGCTCTTACAAGACCAGTTTGATTTTGTGGTATATAGGCCTGGGTTGCCATTGTATATTATTTAACTAGAAGTATCTAGTCAAACAACATATTAACCTACGATGTCTTTGAACCAAGTCTTAACCTTCTGCCAAAGAGATACAGAGTCGTTCTTGATTGCTTGAGGAGCTTCTTGAACTGCCTCTACAACGTCAACAACCTCTTTCTTAATCTTTTTGACTACCTTTTTAGTTCCGGTAGGTTTTTTTGTGTAAGTGCGCTTTGTAGTGTACTTTGCCATAGCGTTATTATTTATGCTCTCTCTAAGAGATTCATTACACCGTAAAGGGTGGTGCCAGCTCCTACCCCTCTTCCCGTTAGAACTATAACGTCAGGGGTGCCATTAATACTAGAACCTAGACGAGCTAAGATACCAGGAATAGGTAATGACTCTGCAGTAGTTGAGCCGCCAATACCAGCAGCCATAAAGCTACTAAAGAGTACTTGACCAGCGGAAATTTGAGTTGTTGCTGAACCATTGGCATATTGAATAGCTGTGTTAGGTACATCTATCCAGGTTGGCTGGGTACCGGTTATATTAGGGTTATAATATATTTTATAAAGAGCGGGGTTGTTACCAGCGTTTAAGACCTCAGCTGATTTTACATATGCTACAGAATCTAGTTTATCAGGATTGTATCTCACAAAGAGGAGTGGTCTATCTTCTGTTGTTACTAGTGTAATACCATTGTCACTAATAGAAATTGGCTTACCCACGTCTTCTTCTCCGCCTTCAATCATAACAGTAGAGCAAATATGATTCATAGATCCAGAACCAGCTCCAGTCTGTCTGATTTCATAATGAACAGGTTGGTTGGGAGATTTTAAATAAGGAGATACTAGTTCGTTGGCGTGATTAACATAATGAGCATAATATGTCTTACCTGACTGTACAAAACCAAACCGTACTCTACCGATACCTAGCCATTCATAGTCAATGGTAAATATTTGGGCTTTTGTAAAATCAATTGTAACACCTGAAGGACCAGTACCGTCTAACTTGTCAACATTCCAGGAAGATTGAGGTACTACGAGAGTAGTTGTTGCATTCTTTGCTATACAAAATCGCGGACCTGATCCTACAACCTCTAAATAAATTCCGTCTTCAATATTGTAAGGAGCAGCTGATAGAGATTGCATTAAACCGACTCTTTTTATAATATTAGTTTCAGGTGTAAAGGTGCCGGTAAAGAGCCCTTGCAAGCCTTTGCCAGGCTGATAATTGTAATGGATCCGGGTTTGACGGATAACATAATCGTTAGCAGACTGAGTCTTCATTACTACCATCGACTCCCCAGCTGAAAAGGTAGAAGTGGCAGTTCCGTTTACAATTTCATCAAACACTAAAGGAAGCTTATCGTGAAGATGTTTAGCGTCTAATAGTGTTTCAGTTTGAGATACTCTTAGACGACCAAAGGCATCTAAATTAGCTGAATCGTTTAAATTAGTTACATTAACTCTTAGAGCTGATAGTTCCGGCACTACATCAGCATAATGTCCTTGTTTGTCACCAATTGTTATATCATCAATGTCAGATTGAAGGTCTTGTGTAAGGACTTGAAGCCCGGCACCATAATCAGGAATATTGACTACGTCAGCGTTGAGTCCTGAGTTATTATCCTTTATAGTAACAGCACCAATTGACAACTCAGAAGCCGACAAATAGATCGACATATCTGAAAAGTTAGTAATGTAGGAAGCCCTTGCATAAAGAGGTCTGCCTAGAGCGTCTCCAACGACCGGTATCCAGGAATAGGTTTCAGCTATGCCAACGTTGTAGGTCTGAGGAGTATTAGCTGTAGCTGTAAGTATAGGTGTTAATACGGTTCCCATCTATATGTATTTATCAAAATTATTGATAAATTGGAACGTAACCTATATAGCTTCCGGAGGTATTAAAAACACTAAGAGAACCTACTAATGTGCCTAACGTGCCAAGAGATCCGACGTTATTTGGGTTGAAGGAGGTATCAATTCTTGCAACAGTAGAAGAAAGAGTGCACAAGCTGGTTCCTAAATTTGTAATGTTATTGTTAATAATAGGTCTTGTATCACCTATACAGTCTGTACCATCAATAGCTGTTAGAGATGTACATGTTACTGAAGTAATTTTTGTTGCCATATATTATTAGTATTTAATGCAGTAAACAAGGGCTACGTTTTTGGGACGGGTTTCGGTACCGTCGTTTATCTGGTTTGTTGTACCGGTGTCTCCGCTAGCTCGGTTTACTGTATAAGTGGCTGATATGCTACCAGCACCGTCAATAGCTTTTGTTAGCCAGGTGCCTACCCCCGACCATGCTCGACGAATAAACCATCCATCATTTCCTGTACTACCTAATTCGCCTACGCCGTGATAGTGATTAGGGTATCTATCTGCCTGATAAGAACCGAGCCCACGACCGGAATCTAAACCTTTTCCTTGGTCTAGACCTCTTACAAACACACCTCGTAAGTCGGGTAATGTTCCGGCAGCACCATATGTAGTACCAAGGACTGCTCTAAGATTTGCAAAGTTAGCAGTTTGGCCCTGCACGGTTCCTACACCGTTAGGTACTACAACACCGTTACAAATAAGCCAGCCTGCAGGTGCAGTAGCTGCAGCATATTGAATTATGGTTCCTATCGGTACCACTAAAGCTGTAACCTGTTGTACTGCGCTCAAAGAAGCATTTAAGTTTGCACTTAAAGTTGCAACATTTGATATAGTACTACAAAGATTGTCATCCAGATTAGAAAAGTTTGTATTAATCTTTGTAAGAGAATCACCAATACACTCTTGCTGCTGTATTACTTGCGTAAAGTTACACGTAGACATTATCAATTATTTATACTCTCAGTACCAAGAAACAACTTGATTCAACTATTAAAGCAGATATATTTAAGGCGTGAATATATTCGTAACAAGCGAAGACCCGGTTATTGCAGCACAAGAGCTCTGTGATAAACATGTCAGATCTAAGATGCAAATTGAATCTGCTATTATGCTACAGAACTGTTTTACAAATGAACAGTTACAAGATCCAAAATGTCCGAGAACTAAGGCCGGTAAAGCTCGTAAAGCAGGTAAAGGATATGCTAAACACCAATGCACTCTTTGGACTATGGAGTCGAGAGCTAACTTTATGTGGCTGGTGGAACATGCTTTAGAAATGTTCGACGAAAGAGATTATCGCTGGCCGGAATCTAACCCTCATTTTACTAGAGAGTTTATTGAATGGTGTAAACAAAACAAAGATAAGACTATTCATACGTCTAACAAGCAGACACCTTTTACTGTTGCTATATCTCAAGATACTGAATGCCGGAAAATTAATGACTTTGATAAACTTTCAGTTATTGAACAATACCGGCAGTACATTATTAAAGATAAACCTTTTGCTTCCTGGACTAAAAGAACTAAGCCCTTTTGGTATACAACTTAAGTATTTTAATGCCTAAACGCACATCAATGTATATACCTCTCCCGATGCCTCCTACGTCGGAAGAAAAGTTTGCTGTCTATTTAAACATTGATGGTGACTTGGAGATGTTGCTCTATGACGGAAAACAAGTTTTTACCCCTGACTTCCCTGATGTACCAATTGTAAGAATAGATCTTAAGGACGGTAGAGTTATAAGACAAGAAACATTAGCTAGACTTTGTCGGCATCTAATGAACCGTAGTATGGTAGCTTATAACGAAGAATACAAGATCTGGGAAGCAATTACTCTTGATCCTTTTTAAGTTATTCTAAAAACTAATAATATTTCGCAAGAGTTGCTATGTTTTGATAAGTGGGATTTATTTTTTGCTAACTTTTGTTCAAGCAAAAGATCAAACTTTTGAAGCGGTTTTTTAATTATTTCTTTATGCTCGCTATCAATAACAACACCAAAATATTTACAATTAGTTTGTAAACAGTTTTTAACAACTTTGTTCCACCAATTTGTAAAGTCATTTATATCTTTGAAGTTTTTATTGTTGTACGTTTCTTTATTGTAGTACGGTGGGCAAGTAAATACTGCATCGACACTATGAGACGGTACGTATTCTTCTGCTCGATTATTTGTTAATACAGTTTTGCTCTCAAGATTAGCAAACTTTGCAATCTGTTCTACACCTTTAACAGTTCTTAGATCGAAATCGTTGTAGTAATATTTATCAATACTAGTTCCTAATATGCCTAGTAAGCGGTGTCCCCAACCTCCGCACGGATCGTAAATTGTTTTAACACTAAAATCATTTATAAATTTTTTAAACCATAGAGGAGAAAAGTGCGAATATCCGTAGTGTAACCCTGATATTTTGAACCCACGAAGTATTTCACCTTGTGTTATCTTGTGTATATTTTTTTGTAAATATTTTTCACGGTTTAATAGCAGCTTTTTAGCTATTTTTTTATTAGTATAGAGTTCTCTTTCTTTTTCGTAAAAATGCTGCTGAAAGGTGAGTATGTTTCGATTATAAACTGGTAGTGTATCGTAGCTGCCAGGTGCTTTTAGCAATGTATCTAGTTCAATTTGTCTCTGCTTATCGGTATAAAATATGCGTGGTTCAATTTTAATTTGTTTGAGAGTGCGTTGGT